TCCCTTTTTTTAACTATACGTGAGAACGATTATCAATGTTCCCTACTACTAACGCCAAGTACGAATTACCTGCCGTCAATGAGATCCTGGCGTCCGTAGGACAGGCGCCTGTAACCACCCTAGATCAAACCAACCCGGACGTTGCGATTGCGTACGACACACTACTCAATGTGTCACGGGAGGTTCAGGCGGAAGGTTGGACTTTTAATAAAGAGTACGACTACCCATTTGCTCCTGACTCTAACAAGTTTATCAGGATCCCAAACAACATCCTTCAATTAGATCTTACTGATGAGTATCGTCACGTTGATTCTATTCGTAGGGACGGCAGACTGTACGACAAAACAAACCACACCTACGAATGGGAGAACTCTATTTGCTGTGATGTCGTTTGGTACTTTGATTGGATAGATCTTCCCCAACCGATTAAAGATTATATTGTGGCTCGTTCTGCTTCTATTGTCTCCAGTAGAATTGTAGGAGATGGTCAACAGTACCAGATGCTCCAACAGAAAGAAGCATATACACGTGCTTTTGCTTTGGAGTATGAATGTAATCAAGGAGACTATACATTCTTTGGTCATCCCAAAGGTGGCAACTTCTACAACAGCTATCAGCCCTATAAGACTCTTGCTCGCTAATGGCTTCTGTAACTCAACGTGTTCCGAGCTACCTAGGGGGTGTCTCTAGTCAGCCGGATGTAAAGAAACTACCGGGTCAGGTACGAGAAGCTATCAATGCTTACCCTGACCCTACATTTGGATTGATCAAACGATCAGGAACCAAGATCACAAAAGAACTAGGTGATGCAACTCTATTTACTGATGCATATTGGTTCTCTATCTTTAGGGATAGAACCGAAGGTTACATTGGTTGCATCAAAGATAAGGATATTCATATCTGGAATGTAGATGGCACCAAGGCTGCAATTACTTACGAAGGCTCTTCAAAGGATTACCTAAGTGGTGGTAAAGATGACTATCACATCCTCTCTGTTCAGGATCTTAGTATTGTTACCAATAAGAATACTGTTGTTAAAGTATTAGATCCCCCCACTGTACCGCCAGGTACCAAAGCAACTATGAGAATCTTTGGTGCTGCTTATCGTACAAAGTATGAGGTTACCATCAACGGTACCAGTAAGTCATGGGTTACCAGAAACACTGATGACAACGTAGACGCTACTGATCCACCGAAGCTGGAGATCGAGATCAATGAGATCTTGGATAAGTATGTCACCGAGATAACCGCTATGAATATCCCTGGTCTTACTGTAATCAAGCTCAAGGATACATTGGAGTTGTCGTCTGCCACACCGTTTACTATCTCCAGTAATTCCGGTGCTGACAATAACTTGGTCAAGGTCATCACTGATAATGTAGAGACTATTACTGATCTACCTAAGGAATCAGTACATGGTCGAATCGTTACTGTTACCAATACTGTTAATGATGACGATAGTTACTATGTACAATTCATCGCTGATAACAAGGTCAGCGGTCCTGGTGTCTGGGAGGAGACCATCAAGCCTGGTGTATCTGAGGGCCTAGTGGCCTCTACAATGCCCCATGAGCTTAAGAACACAGCTGTCAATACATTCGTATTCAGAGCCCTGGAGAAGGACCCTGCAGACGATAAGAAGTTCTTCTGGGAGCCTCGTCTTGTTGGTGATGATAGGTCTAACGAACATCCCAGCTTTGTAGGCAACACGATCCAACAGAGCTTCTTCTATAACAACCGCCTGGGCTTCCTGACCAAAGACAATGTGTCGATGAGTCAGTCAGGTGAGTACTTCAACTTCTACCACATCTCTGCTCTGACACAAGTAGCTGCTGATCCTATTGATCTTAGCTGCTCCAGTGTTAAGCCTGCTGTGTTACATGGTGTCTTACCATCGGCACAAGGTCTTGTCTTGTTCAGCAATACTCAGCAGTTCTTGATGACTGCACAGAATGGTGTACTTACACCTGCTACCTCTGTGATCAAAGTGATCAGCACTTATGAGATGGACGAGTATGTAGACCCTGTGGATATGGGTACTTCGTTTGTCTTCATTAGTAAGAACCCTAGCTTCACTCGTGTCTTCGAGATGATCACTAGGGGTGAAGAGGAGAACCCAGTAGTTACTGACATTGGACGTATTGTTGGTGACTGGTTACCTGATGAAGTGGATCAGCTAATGCCTAGTCCACAGAACAGCTTCTTTACACTTGCCTCTCAGAAGCAACCATACCTCTACATGCTACGTAGTTATGCAGAAGGTGAGGAAGTTATCATTAGTGGTTGGGTGAAGTGGAAGCTGCCTGGTAACATCCAATACCATGTAGTAGATCGTGATATCTTCTACTTCATTACTACTGTAGATGGCAAGCTAGTTCTCTCTAGGGCTAACCTAAACCAAGCAACTAGGGATGAGGTGCTTGTCTCTCCTGATGGTAGTCGTGTTGATCCACGTCTTGATATGTGGACGCTAGCTAGAGACATTACGTATGATCCGATTACACGCATCAGTAAGCTGTATATCGATCATACTCACTACAATTCTCTTAACCCTATCATCATTACTATTGAGAGGGCATCTAGCTCTACTGCTGTTAAAGCTGTAGCTGGTAGCTTCTTCAAAGCACTTAGCAAAGGAACTGATTCCAAAGGATCGTTCTTCACTGTTGAAAATGTCAACATGACTAAGTACTCTAAGGTGGCTATCGGTTATACCTATGACTTCTTGGTAGACCTACCTGCTCAGTACTACAACGCTGGAGAGAACCAGACAGACTATTCAGCTACTCTTACTGTTGCTCGTTATAAGTTTGCTGTTGGTCTTAGTGGAGTTATTGATTTCAAAGTGAAGGCACAGGGTCGTTCAGAATGGGAAGATAGACAACCTGTTATTGACGCTAATTATTACAATGCTGGTACAAGCGCTATGATTGACCATAAGGTTCTTACTGTACCTATTCATCAAAAATCTACACAACATTCAGTAAGGCTGGTCTCTGATTCACCGTATCCAACCTCACTGATATCAATGGTATGGGAGGGTAATTACTCACCACGTTTCTATCAGAGGAGTTAAGGTATGGCAATTGGAGCTATCATTAGTGGTGCTTTAGGTATCGCTGGTTCCGTAATGGGAGCCAATGAACAGAATGCTGCCATGGAACGCCAGCATGACTACGATGTACAGTCGTGGAACATGAATTGGCAGCGATTAAAAGCTGACCGTAAACATGCGGTAAAAGGCGTAAAGATATCGAAAAAGAATGAAAAGAAGCTATCGAAGTGGAAGGATAAGACCAATCTTCAAGACTGGCAGCACGCTCTAAAGATTCAGGACTATGAGTACAGGTCGCAGATGCGGCAGTACCAGAAGTCTGAACAGATCTATGGGCAACAACGCAGCTTCAATGAGATGGCAGCTAATGCTGCTAAGGAAGCTGAGCAACGTCGTCTACAAGATGCTGTATCTGAACTCAACTTCCAATGGCAAGATGTACTTGTACAGTCGTTAGAAGCAGAAGGTGAAAGTAGAGCTAAAGGACAAGCAGGACGTAGCTCACGTAAGGAAGGTCAGAAACTCGAAGCATCACTGGGTCGTAATCAAGCAGTGCTCGCCTCCTCTCTGGTAAGTGCAGAGAAGGATGTTGCAGCTGCTATGAGAAAGATTGCAGCTGATAAATATGGGGCTGACATTGCTGCACAAGCTTCACGTATGTTACGTCCTGAACGTCTACCTCAACCTCCCAAGCCGCTTAAAACACCACGAGCTAAATTCCAGAAGCCACGTAAGCTTAGTAAGTTCGACAAAGGACCTAGGCCCATTAGTGGTGCAGCTGCTTCTCCATGGGGAGGTATTGCTGACGCTGCTGGAGGTCTAGTGGGAGGTATCGCTGGTATGGCTAGCGGTGGAGGTGGTAGTAAATATGCAACTTCATTTGAACTCCCATCTTGGGGTTAACTAACTAAATGGCACAAGTCAACTACAAAGGGCACGCCCGTAGTATTGGCTTTGATCCGATTAAAGCAGGCTACGGCGCACTAGACCGTATGCAGGCGCAGGATAGCCGTGTCATACGTGGCATGGAAGAACAGCGCCAAGCTGAACGTCGGAACAGAGACCAATACGCACAAGGACTAGAACGAAAGCACAGCTTAGAGAAAGGTAATCGTGATGATAACCATCGTCTAAGTCAACAAGCACATCAGAACCGTCAAAATGCTATAGAGGTAAACTCTCGTCGTGAACAACAGAATGGACGGGTTGCTTTACAGAACACTGTATCACTCCTGAGTGGTCTACGTAACTTCAGTGAAACAGCTGATAAGAAGCTGACTGAATTGCGTGAGGCTAAGGAAGATGCAGACATGATGGATGAGTATGTCAAAGCTATGTCTGAAGGTCTCCCTATGGAGCGTCAGGCACAGCAAGACATGGGTGAATCTCTGCTGAAGATGGCAGGGGAACGCCAAGAACAGATTGCAGATAAGTTTGCAGAACGAGGAGCACCACCTGAAGTGGTGATGCAGATTCGTACTGGTAATCAAGCACGTGACTACGGTCGTCTCAAGGCATACTCTGAGATGGCTGCTATGCAGTTTGGTCCCTACCTCAGTGAGCAGCTGATGGAGAAGGGTGTCTCTGATCCTGGTGATATTGCTAAGGAGTCACAGCTGATTCTGCATGACTTCCTCAAGCAGAATGGACTGTTTGGATTGAAGGCAGACTTCCTTGCTCCTCAACTTCTGAAGATGCGTCAAAGCATCAACGCAGAACTGACGAGTGCTAGAGAGTCTGCCTTGGATGCTAAGTCCGAGAGCATGAGGAGTACAGCACTTGATAACCTCTCTACCCTCAAGACTGGAGAGTCTCTTAATCAGGCTCTGCTTGACCTCTCACGTAGCTACAAAGGTGGTAAGCCTGTAGGTATGGCAAAGGCCAAAGATCTGGTCTATTCGGAGCTTGCAGACACCACTCGTTACACTGACGAGGAGGTACTTGCTCTCCTATCTACAAAGACACTTGATCAGAACAAGTCATGGATGGAGCGATTCCCCCGTGACTATGACGACCTGATGCGTAAGCGTCGGGAAGACGGTAAAGCTGAGCGTGGTCTTGAGGAATCAGAGAGAGCTGCTAAAGCTAAGGAAGCAGAGAGGGGCCTCATTGAATGGTTTGAAACCGAATGGAACGGTGATCAGAACACCTTAGATGAGGCCATTGCCCAAGCCAAGATGAACGGTATTCCTACCGAACAACTGTCAGCTTATGCATGGAGATCCTCTACTCAGAAGAACACACGCTTCTGGGAAGCTGAGTTTGATCGGATGTGGGAGGACGGAACCCTCTCTGCTGATGATGTGAACCAACCTGGTGTTCCATTTGAGCTGCGTCAGAAGTTTCTCCAACGAGTCAAGACTCTGGATGATCAGCGAGCTGAAGCTGGAATGAGTAATCAGCAGCTCAAGGGTATGTTTGAGAACGCACTGCGTCCTCTCATTAAAGCTACCTCTACTGATAGCTCACCTCACTTCAGTCTTGGCATTGCTACGCAACACGCTGTAAGTCTGTATAACCAATCCTTCAAGCGCTATGCCGCAACGATGGATCCAGGTAAGGCTGCTGAGATGGCACGCAATGATGTGCTCAATCAGATCCAGAAGGGTGGTGGTGTCTTCACAGTTATTGAAGGTACTGACACTGCAGATGGTCAGGCATTCTTTGGATCCTTCACTCCTGGTGGTCACGCTGGAGCACCACGCTTCTCTACACCACTAGATGTATCTGCTGGTGTGAACAAGTTCGCTCGGAACCCAGCCATCATTGAGAGTGAGGTCTTCACAGACCGTGCTCTCCTGAAGGATATCAATGATCGTGTAGAGAAGGGTCGCCCCCTTTCTATTCCACGTGTCTACTACGACATGGCACGGGTTAAGCCCGACATGAACGCTGTAGATATTTTGAACGCACAACTCAAAGCTGCAGGCTTCACTGCCCAAGTGGGTGGTGGTGCAGTGACTGAGAGTCAGATCAACGATCCACGTCTTCAGCAACTCCTGAAGATGCCAACTCAATCCAACATCAACACAGCCATCATTGGTAGTGGTCATGCACCTGCAACCGTCAGGAAGGGTGCTGAGGGCTTCCAAGATATCATGGCTATTACTCACCTAGCAGGTCACAAACACCCTGCTCTGGCAGCCGCACAGTGGGCTCTCGAAAGCGGATATGGACAGTATCAGTCTGGACGAAATAATCACTTCGGCATCAAGGGATCTGGTAACACAGTCTCTACGCAGGAGTTTGTCAACGGACAGATGGTTACTGTTAATGCCAGCTTCCGTAACTATGCTTCCCCGCTTGAATCTGCTAAGGACTATGTAGCACTCACTGCTAACAGTCGTTATGCACCTGGGCTTGCTGCTGCTCGTACACCACGAGAGGCTGCAATGGCTATCAAAGCTGCTGGCTATGCCACTGATCCAAATTATGTGGACAAGCTAGTTGGCATCATGAAGGGCCAAGGAATCAACGTAGATGCACCTCTTGACTATCAAGGTCCACCTACCCGTAACCCTATGTACATGTCCCCCACCGTTGCCTATAAGATCTACGGCATTGGTCCTACCTCTACTGGTCCTCACCTAGATGTGAAGTCTACAGATCGTAGCCGCTTTGATGTAGCTGCTCTCGATGGCTTTGTAGATGTACAACTCAATGGTCGTCGTGTTCCTCTCAGTGCAGTTCCTGTGACTGATGGTTGGGATGATCACGCCCGACGTGGTTCTCATGGCATTGACTATGCAGCACCTAACGGTACCCCTGTCCTCTTGAAGAATGGCGCTCGTGTTGTTTCCAAAGCTACTACTGAGCATGGAGACAAGCTTGTGATCCAACTTCCTGATGGTCGTCGTTTTAGTTTCCTCCACGGTAAAGCCGTATGATTACACCTTATGTAGACGAAGAAGAACTTCAAAAAGTAAATGAGGAGCTAGACCAAGAGGAGCAGCAGGTAGCTGAAGCTTACACTCAGGAGTCTAGTGCTCCTACTACAGCCGAGCAACAGATGCAGGCTGATGCTCAGAACCCAGATAACGTAGAACCCATTACTGCAGAGCAGCAAGCTAACGAACAGTTCAACCTGGGAGAAGCTGCTCGGAACGTAGCTGAGGGTGGTCTGGCTATCCCTGCAGGCATCGTTGACTTCGGTATGGATGCTGTGGGTATGGTGCCTGGTCTTGGGTTCATTGATGACGCCTGGGATGAGAACACCAAGTTCAAGAACCCACTCTTCCAGAAGGCACGGGAAGTTGCTTCCATTGTCGCTCCTTCTGTGATGGCTGGTCTTGGTGTGGCACGTGCTGTATCAGTACTGCCAAAGATGCCAGCACTCGTCAAGGGTCTGACTTCTATTGGAGCTGCAGCTGCTGCTGACGTAGCTGTGACTGGTATCTCTGACACCTCCTACGAACACAATGCTGCTCGTACTCTGAACGATGCCTTCGGATGGAACCTACCTAATGCCACATTAGATAGTGATTCACCTGAGGTACGTAAGCAGAAGAACATCTACGAAAGCGTAGGTATGAGCATCGTTGGTGATGTTGTTGGTCTAGCTGTTGGTATCGGTAAAGGACCGATGAAATGGTTCAAACCAAAGGACAAGGTTGCTGAAGCCTATAAGGCATCAGAAGCCATGATTAATGGTGAACCGAAGACTATGGAGTACCTCTCTGATCTCCGTGGTCAACTGGATTCTATTGACATGGAAGTTGAGGCAGCTGCTCTCAACAACATGGAGGCTGTGATCCCTGATCTCCTCAAACAGAAGAAAGCAATCCAGAAACAAGCTGATGATATCCTCTCCGAGTACATGGAGAAGGGGTATACAAAGGTTACTGAGAACCCTGTAGAATCGGCTGTAGAGGCCCAACAGACTTCACGTAGTGTACAGACCGATGAGGCTGCTCTACGCAAGCTGGAGGCCAACCCAGGCAGCATAGACGCTGATCCTGATATCACACCTAGTATGTTCCCTGAGGGAGCCTCTGCACGACAGAGTGTTCCTCCTGGAAACGTTGCACGTAATGCTGCTGATGTAGCTGCTATCAAACGTGGTGTTGCTTCTGGTGATCCCACTCCTGTGGTGACTGATGCCATGAACGCTAAGTTCTTGGATGGCAGTGGTGTACCCCGTCAGGAGATTAAGGATATCGCAGATGCTGCAAGGCAAGCTGGTGATTATGAAGCGATTGTCAACGGTTTTCGCTTCACGCGGAAAGACATGTCTGATGAGGCTTGGAAGATCTATGGAGACATCATGGGAGCAGATGATGCTAACTCTCTCCGTAAACTCTTTGCTTCTGACTTCGACGTTAAGACCATGCTTGATGGTCGTAAGGTCCGCTACATGACAGAGATGCAGGCACACGCTACTGCCTTTGCTATGCGTGACCTGACTGATCGTTACTTGGGTAAGGAGGTTACTGAAGCCTCTGCTCGTGCAATGGATACCTTGGGTCGTGAGATCAGCACGATCTCTGAAGCCTACAAGACTCTCCCTGAAGCTGCTGATGAGGTTCGTGTCACTGACATGATCTTCGATAAGCTCACCTTCCTGTACCACGAGTACGGGGTGAACAAGTACATCTCTGGCTGGCAGCTAGCGATGAAGAAGAAGTGGGGAGATACCGTCAAAGCAGGTGATGAAGCTATCAAAGCTATCACTGAAGAGTTTGACGATGTGATGAAGATCAAGAAGCAACAGGCTATTTCCTTCGGTAACACACTGAAGGAACTCCGTACTGAGAACCCTGCTGCTCTCCGTCCACTCATTGATGCATTCGCTGCTACCAATGGTGACGTGGATACCATGGCCAAGCTTGTTACCTATGCCAATAACCAGCTGAACCCACTGGGTCTACTGAAGAAGGTTGGTAACACAGAAGGTATGAACGCCTTCGCTCAGGGTATGTGGTCCGTTCGTTACAACAACATCCTCTCTGGTCTCTCTGCACTGCGTGCTGGCGTGGGTAACGCCACTCTGTTGACCATGAAGCCAATCAACTCAATGATTGGTGCTGGTATGGAGTCTCTCTTTACTGGTGACTTCAAGCCTATTCGTCGTGCTATGTACGCCTATGGCTCCTACTGGGAGACCAACCGTCGTGCATTTGGTGATGCCTGGAGGACCTTCAAGCAGGTCTCTGCTAATCCTGAAGACTATATGAGCATGGCACGTGCTGACCTTGTAACGGTCAAGCGTGATGTGTGGGATGTACTCGATGGTATGTCTAAGGTCTGGGAGAAGGAAGGTGATACTGGCAAGCTCTTCATGTACAACTGGGCACGTCTTAACAAAGATGTAGCCAACTCCTCCTTTATGCGGTGGGGTACCAATGCAATGATCGGTGCTGACGCCTATGTCAATACCACCATGGCTACTCATGTCTCACGCTTCAAGGCATGGGATGAGGTGGCTAGTAAAGCAGGTACGTTCAACGCAAAGACCCTAAAGGAAGCTGAAGCTAAGCACTACGCAGCTATCTTCGACAAGACAGGCATGATCAAGGATGAGGCAGTCAAGCACGCAAGTGGTGAGGTTGCCATGAACCTTGATGACAGCATGGCATCAGCTATTACTGAGCTGACTACCAAAGCACCTGTACTGAAGCCTCTCTTCATGTTCCCCCGCACAGGTATCAACTCCGTGAAGATGGCTATGTCTTACACCCCACTGGCCATGTTGCCTGGGATGGAGAAGACATCGAAGATCCTGCTGGCTGGTGATGACATTACCAAGATCACTGAAGCCCTGGCTCTCCATGGTATTGATGCAGCTAAGACCCCCGGAGCTATGGCTCTCTACAAGGGTATCCAAGCTGAATACCGTGGTCGTATGGCCATGGGTGCTCTACTGACTGCTGGTCTTTGGAGCTACGCCATGGGTGGCAACATCCGTGGTAACGGTCCTGTAAACCCTGCCGAACGTCGCAAGATGAAGGACCTGAACTGGAGGGAGAAGACCATCAAAATTGGTGGCAACTGGGTGTCCTATCAGAACCTTGAACCGTTCGATACCATCCTTTCCCTTCTCGGTGACGCTAGCTACTACTCCAGGGATGTTGGTTCCAGTGTGATGCAGGATATCCAAGACAAGGTTATGTGGTCTTTGGCTGCTACCTTCACCAACAAAACATTCATGGCTGGCTTGGAGCCGCTTGTAGCTATCGCTAATGGTGATGAGACTGCAGCTGCTCGTCTGCTTGCCAACGAAGCTCGCTCTTACATCCCGATGTCTGGAGCTGTTGGTGTAGCTGCACAAGCCTGGTCCTCCTCACAGAAGGACATCTATAACGACTTCATTGGTTACATCCAGAACCGTGTTCCTGGTGTGAATGGTGAACTGCCTGAGCAGATTGATGTACTTACTGGTAAGCCCCTGAAGGACATTGATAACCCCATCCTCCGTGGTCTTAATGCAATCAACCCTGTACCTATCTCTGGTGGTGATGAGCCATGGAGACAGTGGTTGATGGAGACTGGCTGGGATGGTATGTCGATGATCCGTAAGGATAGCTCTGGTTCCTACGAGTACAACTCCAAGGAACGTGAGATCCTGTACAGATACATTGGTGAACAGCAGCTCTACAAACAGGTGGAGAAGCTGATGAACTCTCCCAAGATGAATGATCAGCTGGGTCGTCTCCGTGCCTATAGAGCACAGGGATGGAGCAGTGAGCGCATTCGTATGGAGGCTAAGGATCTTGACCTGTACAAGCGTCTTGATGCAATGATGAGTGATGCCCGTAAGAAGGCAGAAATCAGACTCCAACAGGAGAACCCTGAGATCTGGAATACAATTAAGAATACCAAGATCTCGAAGAAACAATTGAATAGAGGACGGGTAGATGATGCCCGTCGTACAGCTGATACAAATGATCAGCAGAACGCTGAGATTCAACGTCTCATAGAACTCTACAAGTAACTATGGCTAATCCATGCGCTGATGTGGAGATTCGCTATAAGGGGGAT